GACCTGCTGTTTTGTGCGAGTTCCTAGATCGTGCGAAGCACGAGAACGGCATCATGTAGCCACTGCAAGCGTCGTAGCTGCGGTTTTGTTGCAAGTAGCTCACGGCGTTGTCGGCATTTAGCGTAATTTGGGACGCGCTTGGGACTAGATTCGAGGGCGAGTGACAGAGACAAAAAAGGCGCCCCGAGGCCGAAGCCCCGGGGCGTTGCTCTAGTCGTCGTTCGCCTTGCTCTTGAGGACCTCCAGCGCCTCGTCCAGCGTGATGGGCACCACAACGTCGGTCAGGTCGCCGCCCTGCTGCGTCTGCTGCTCGTCTGCCATGCTAGGCCTCCTTCGGTGAGCGCGGCTTGAAGCCCTCGATGGTCGGGACGAGGGCGCTCGACGGCTCCCCCGCATGCACGGCCTGCGCCAGCCGCGCGAACCATGGCGCCGCGCTCGTGCCGAGCGCGAAGCACGGGATGTCACGCCCACCATGGCACTGCTGGTAGACCATGTTCAGCGCCTTCACGTCGTCCGGGTGGCTCAGGTCGTGGAAGTCGTGCCCGTCGAAATAGACCAGGACGTTCGTGCCGTCCGGCTTGATGATGCAGTTCATGTCATCGTCCTCCTCGTCGCTTATGGCCGTGGCCGATGCCGCGCCGCCCGTGATGGCCGCGTGCAGCGCCTTCCATGCTGCGTCGCCGCCGCTGCCATATGGCGTGTAGTAGTACGGGCACGCCTTGCGTGATGCGTCGTAGTGCCGCACGACGTGCGCCGCGTCGATGCCGAAGCGCTCCATGAGCCAGCCGACGAGCTGCGTGAGCCACGCCATCTCGGCGCTCGTGTACGGCCTGTCGCCGTCCTGGCACACCTCTATGCCGATGCTGTTTGCGTTCGTGATGCCGTAGCGCCCGTGCCCGTCTCCGCAGTGCCACGTGGCGTATGCCGAGGGGTCTGCGTACTCCCAGATGCCGGAATCGTCTATGAAGTAGTGCGCGCTCGCGTTCCGGTTCCCGCCGCCGAAGTAGATGCAGTTGGCCTCCGCGCTGCCCGCCGCCGACGTGCCGGAGCCGGTGTAGTGGCACACGATGTAGCGCACGGCCTGCGTGCGCCGCGTCGTGTTGTATGAGCCGTGGTGCTCGTGGATGATCGGAGCGCCCATGCTAGCCCCTCGCCAGCGGGCTCTTGCCCTCGTCCGCCTCCGGGATGCCCGCGAGGCTCGTGAGCAGCGACACGACCGCCGCGAGCAGCGCCGTACTCGCCACCACCGGCCAGTCCACCGCGCCCATGATGGTCGCCGCGCCTATCGCTCCTATCGCCGCCTGCGCAGCGGTCTTGACCGCCCTCACGGCCGCCGCCCTTGCCCATGTCATCATGCCCTCTCCTTCCACGTGCCCTTCATTTCGCACCTGCCCTCGATGGCCGTGATGCGCCTGCCGTGCTCCTCGAGCGTCGTCTCTATGCGCGCGAGCTCGCGCGAATGGTCCTGGAGCTGCTTGCTCATCTCGCGCACGGTGTCCCGTGTCTCGCGGCTCATCTCGGAGATGCTGTCGAGCTTGTCCGTGACGACCTGCTGCTCGGCAGCGCGCGCCGCCTTGCGCTCGTCCTCCGCCGCCGAGTCGCGCATCCTGGTCTGGGCGACCACCACGACGGAGAGCAGCAAGGAGCCGAGCGCCACCAGCTGCTCGAAGGTGAGCGGGGACACTAGTCGCCTCCGAACGTGGCGTGCCCCATCGTGTAGAGCGTGCCGTCCGTGCCGAAGAGCGCGACGGTGTCGGACGCGAGCGTCCCTGCCGCGTATGCGGACGCCAGCTCGGAGTGGTAGGCCCCGTAGGCGGCCGCCTCGTCCTCGTATGCGCTCGATGCGGTCGCGACCGTCCCGTCCTGCTGCTCCTGCGCGACCGTGACGATGTATCTCATGGGTCCTCCCTCACTTGTAGTAGCCGATGACGTGGACCTGCACCCAGCACGAGTTGTTGGGGCCGCCGTTGTTGATCCACGTGTCCACGTAGTTGTTGCCTAGCCCTAGGTAGCCGTTCCAGGCGTCAATCTTCCCGGTTGCTCCCCCGGACGCAGACGCCACGGCGGGGTCGATGCCGTTCTTCGACACGAACGAGAACGGGAAGGTGGAGACCCAGTGGTGCTGGCCGCTTGAGTTCGTCGTCCCCGTGAGCCTCGTGAAGCACTCGCCAATGCCCGAGCGCCACTTCCGCCACAGCCACCCGTTCGTAGCGCCCTGCGACACCACCCAGTCGCCCACCGCCTCGTCGGCGATGGTGACCGCGTCCGTGCCTATGGCGAGGCCCTCGGATGGTGCCTGCTCGAGCAGCCCGATCCCCTTGCCCCCCGCCGCGAGGTCGATCGTGAAGAAGCTGGGCGAGAGGATGGTCGTGGACTGCGAGCTGCCGCCCGAGTCCGCGACCGTGACGCGGACCTGGTAGCTCTTCGCCGTGTCGAACCCGCCGTCGCCGACCGTGCCCGTCGCCGTGCCGCTTGTCGTGCCGGTTGTCGCGAGCGCCGCCTCGTCGCCGAAGTCGGCGTCGCTGCCGTGCTCCTTCCACGCCACGGTGACGGAGGACGCCACGTTCGATTCGTCCAGCGTCGTGTCGACCGCCCAGGCAAGCGAGACGGCGGCGTACGTCCCCTCGTTGTCCTCCGTGCCGTCCTCGCCCGCACGCACGACGGAGAGGCCGGATATGGTCGGGGCGATGTAGAGCCGCTTCCAGACCGCGTAGAGCGTCTGGTCTATGTCGAGGCCGTACGCCTGCCCGGCCACGTAGGAGGCCGTGGTCGAGTCTGAGGCCGTCCCCCACCCGAGGAAGCCGTAGCCGTCGCGCGCCATCGTGTAGCTCGGCACGTAGTTGATCGTGCCGTACCACTTTGTCTGCGTCTGCCTGGCCGCGCCCGACACCGTGCCGCCGTTGCCGTCGTAGGTGGTCGTGTGCGACGTGACCGCCGCGAGCGTCTCCGAGCCCGCCACGCTCGTGCCGCTCTGGTACGCCGACACGCCGGACTCCGGGCATGTGGCCCTGGCCGATATCGAGACGCCCGTCGCGGAGTGTCCGCGCCCCACCGTGAACGCGACCTGGTCCGCCCACGAGGTCGCGCCCGTCGAGATCGCCCCGGTGCGCACCGTCTGCGACTGGCCGGCCACCGTGATGACGACCTGCGCTCCGTAGCGCGCGACGCCGTACCGGCTCTCGATGGCGCAGTGGACGTAGACCGTGCCGGTGGTCGAGTTGGCCGGCGACGACGACGCGCAGTCCATGCGGATGCGCCAGTCGTCGGTGGCGACCCATCCGGAGTAGTAGGTGGCCATGCTAGGCCCCCATCCACTTCACGCTCAGGTTGCCGTTGGACCTCGGCACGACGGCCCAGTCGCCCAGCGTGAGCGCCGAGGTGACGTCAGCGTTCGAGATGTGCAGCGCGTCGGAGCCCATGTGGGCCATGACCTCGTCCTGGTAGAGGAACTGGAGCTGCGAGTTCGTGAGGCGCATCTGCGCGGGCGAGTCCGACGACCCCAGCGCGAGCATGGGCGAGCCGCCGGACTCCTCGAAGCGCATGTACGAACGCCGCTCGGAGATCTCGCTCGCGAGCGTCTCCTGCGTGGAGGCGAGCGCCGCGTCGGTCGAGTCCGCCCTCGTAGTGAGCGTCTCGCTAACCGTGTTGATGGACGCCTCGAAGTAGCTCGTCTCCTGCGTGAGGGTGGTCGAGACCGTGTCGACCGTGGACGAGACCGTCCGCACCTCCTCGCGCGTCCTGTCTCCGCCGCCTATCGCGCCGGTCGCCGTGGCCGCCTTGGCCGTGCCGTCCGCGCCAACGAGCGACACCACCACCGAGTCGCCCTCGCGCACGTCTGCGGTGGTCTGCACTTCCACGCTCTGCTTGCCGTCCTGCGACACCACGTCCCCGCCGAGGTCGACCGACACCTTGCCGTCGGCGCTGTCAGAGGTCGCCGTGCCCACGACGGTGGACGTCCGTGACCTCCCGGTTCCGCTGTCGCTGGTCTTCGCGCCGCCCATGAGCTGCGATGCCATGGTGAGCCTGCTTGCCATGCCTCACACCTCCTGCTCCATCGTGATGTCGACCGTCATGTCCTTGAGGCTCACGTCCGCCTGCGTGACCAGGTTGTCAGACGTGCCGCCCGCGTTGTGCAGGCGGAGCACGTCTCCGGCCCGCGCCGGGAAGTACATGAGCTTGGCCGAGCTCTCTATCGCGTCGCGCCCGTCCTCTCGCAGGTACTCGTTGGCCTTTGCCAGGGCCGTGTCGTATGTCGCCGGGTTGAGGTCGTTCTCGGTGTGCGTCTTGGCGACCGTGTATCCCCTGCGCTGCGAGCTCGCCCTCTTGGAGCCCGGCAGGTTGGCCTCTGCGGTGATCTCCACGTCGTTCTTCTTGTACGTGACGATCGAGCGGTTCGCCACGCTGCCCGGCTTGTCCTCGCGCGTGACGCCCTCGTTCAGCAGGATCGTCCTTGGGTCGTCCGCGTCTATCTCCCAGTCCGGGGCCTTGCTCGCCCCGACGTCCGGGCCCATGGTTATGCGCCCGTGCCCGTCCACGTCGAGGCGGTTGCCGGCCGCCTTGCAGATGTCGAACAGGTCTGAGAGCAGCGTGTCGCCTATCTCGTACACGACTGCGTCGCCGTATCGGTGGGAGCTGCATCCCGGTAGCTTGAGCCCGGTCTTTCCGGTTATCGCCATGATCCGGTCGAAGACCTCGGGCGTCTGCGCCCCCGCTCCTATCGTGAAATGGCTTGGGAGCCTGTCCTCCGAGAGCGCCCAGAGCACGCTCTGCAACGTCACGTCTATCTGCGTGTGGCCGTCATGGTCGGTTCGCGTGATGGCCGACGGGATGAGCGTGGCGAGCTCGTTGGCGTAGCCGTACCCCGGGCATTCGTGGACGATTCGGAGCCACGAGCCGTCCACCCATGAGCCGTCATCGACGCAGGAGAGCTTCCCGGAGACCCTGTTGTCCGCGTCGTAGCCGAACGTGACCGAGCACTTGTCGAGCATGATGCCCGTGAGCTCGCCGCGCGTCACGTCAAGCGCCCACGGGTCGACCTGCATGACACGTATCCTGTCCTCGCGCGTCACGTCCTGCCACATGGTGAGGTCGTTCACAACGTCTCCTCGTTCTGCGACACGGACACGGTCGTGTACTCCTCATACGTCCTCGGCATGTCGAGCCCGGTGACGGCCACGTGGTGGACGGTGCCCCACTTCGTGCGGAACAGCGCGTGCTGCGCGTCGAGCAGCGCCGAGAAGTCGTCCTCGGTCTCCCACGCGTGCTGCGCTATCCCGCGCTTGACCAGCTTCCCGGACACGCTGAGGTCGCGCGTCTTGGCCTTGCCGAATTTGTACGCCGGCAGGCTGCGTCCCGTCGTGACAAGCTCCGAGTACGATGCCTTCCTGCTGTCCTGCTGCGTGATGGGGTCGCCGAACTCGTACCTGAGGATCGCGGCACGGCTGTTCCCGTCCGCGTCCGTCCAGTTCCATACGTACACGCCGTCCTGCATGCTCGCTACGTCGGCGAACGTGACGTTCCATGCGCTCGCGTCACGGGCCACGAACATGACCTTGGCGGGCTTGCCCAGCGCGGGGCATGCCTCCGTCGGCATGACCGTGCCGTTCTCGTCGCTTATCCTTATCGGCTCGTTCCTGCCGAGCTGGATGAGGCAGGCCTCGTCCTCGGCGTGCTGGTTGGTGTCCACGACAACGGTGTACCGGTCGGTGGTGACAAGCTTCGGCGTGATGGTCGCGGTCTTGCCGTCGGCATAGGTCGCATTCGCCGTCACGTCACGATGCGCCGTGTCGCCGTCCTTGGTCGTCACGTCGATGCCGATGAGCAGCTTCTCACCCTCCGCCGGGACGTCCACCAAGTCCGAGTACGGTATGAGCACGGTTCCGGAATGCGGCATGCCGGTGGACGTGAGGCTGGCCGCGTTGCTTGCGAGAAGCGTGCGCCCGTCCGCGCCGGTGACTGAGGCGATCGCTATCGTGTTCCCGCTGTGGACGTAGTCGCTCGAGTACGTGAGCTTGATGCCGTGCGGCCCGAGCTCTGCCGCCGTCACCGAGACGTTCGGCTCCCAGTACAGGGCTATCGTCTCCACGTCGGACTGCCCGTGCGCCATGAGCCCTGTGCGTCCCTTGTAGTCCTTGACGAACCTGCGAACCTCGAGCTGTACCTCCGCGCGGTCTCGCGTCGTCCCGTCGATGGCCGGGAGCTCGAATTGCGGCCCTGCCTTGCGGGGCACGTCATCCGTCGTGACGTTCGGTCTCCAGGCCGTCCCCCACCCGTCGTTGGCCTGGCTCCCGTCGGCCACGCTCTGCCACGTCGACCAGTCCCCCATCATGCCGTCGGGGGCCTGGGTGCGATGGCGCTCGCGCGCCTGCCATGTCGTGCCGTCGCCGCGCCAGCCGGGAACCCATCCGGTTGTCTCCTTGCCGGGGTCGTTGGCCTTCTTCCTGAGCCCGTACTTGTTGGCCTCGCCTATCCCCGCCGCGTCCGCCAGCCCGATGATGGAAGGGACGGGGATGTCCTCGCCCACCATCTCCGCTGGCTGGAAGAAGAAGTCCTGCGCCGCCGTGTCGTTCTTCGGCCATATCTGGAGGTACGTCCCTGGCGTGCTCGTCCCGCCGCATACGTCGGCCATGAGGGTCGTTCCGCTCGCCGCGTAGTTGCGCATGGTGTAGAGCGGGACGTCGACCCCGTTCCACGTGGTGGAGCCGTGCGGCGCGAGAACCCACTGCTGGTCGGTGCCGCCGTAGTCGTCGCATTGGCACACTGCCGTTCCGGAATGCGCCGCGTTCGTCTCGAAGATTTCCATGAGCAGGTCGGAATGACACCACATGAGCTTCGCGCGGCCGTCCGCGTCGTACTCGTCGAGCCACACCACCTGGTTGTTCCCGTGGTCGATTCCGCTGCCGAGGTGCTCGCCGGAGATGATCACGCGTGCGCCGACGGCATGCGAGCTGCCCTGCACGTCAAGGGCGCATCCCATGTTGACCCTCGGGCGGATGGCATACGTCCCGGTGGGAACCGGGTTCATCGGCACGAAGGCCCACTTCTGGTCTGCGCTGGTGGCCTCGTCGGTGGAGATGCAGACGTTGCCGCCGGACACCGGCGTGCCCGTCCCGAGGTACTCCATGAGGTACTGCGTCCCGGTCTCGGTGAGGTACACCTTGTAGAGCTGATAGGACGTCCCGTTGACCGTGACGGTCTCCCCGTCAACCGGCGACACCGTCCACTTTTGCGCGTCCGAGTCGTTGCTGTCGTATTGCGCCACGTTCGCGCCGACGGCCACCTTGTTCCCGGTGACGTCCACGCACTTCCCGGTTCCCGCGAAGCAGAGCCTGCGTGTGCCGTCCGCCCTCGTCCACACGCGGACAAGCTGCGCGTCCGTGTCGTTGCGCGTCCAAAGCTGCACGTTGGCGTTGTTGCCATCCGTGCCGCCGCACGAGTCGAGCGCGAGGGCCGTGTTCGCCGCGTTGAGGATGACGTATGTGCCGTCCTCGAGCGCCGTGGTGGTAGTTGTGGTGGCAGTCGTGTCGCCGGTGGATGCCTCACCCACGGATCATCACCCCATACTGGATCATGTCGCCCACAAACGCGTCGATGCGGCTGTCTATCGCGTCGTCGTCGTTGAGGCGCGTCCCGTCGATGTAGATGTTGTAGGTCGTGCCAGACGCCGCCCCGAGCTTCGTGAGCTGGTCTGCTATCTCGCCCACGAACGGGGCGGTGTAGCGTCTGTTGGTGAGCGGGACGATGGCCTCTGCGCCCGCCTCGCCCACCATGTCGTGGGACGTGAGCATCGTCGGCGCGGTCGCGATGTAGCCTGCCGCGTGCTTGCGGATGCCGCTTGGCACGAGGTATCCGCCGGCGGCATGCCCGTCCGCGTCCCTGTAGACACGGGCGATCGTCATGGTGCCGCTATAGCTGTTCAGGTGGCCGATGTTGTTCCACGTGTTCGCGTCGTTTATCGCGTCGCTCAGGGAGCCGTGGTCGACCTCCGCCGTCGTACTCTTTGGCGTGAGCTTGTTGCTGTCCTTGTTCCATTCGTAGACGTTGCCTTGGGCGTCCTTGAGGTCATCCTGGTCGATGGCAATATTGCCGTCTTGGTCTACGAGAGCGCTCCCATTCCAGGTATATATCTCACCTTGCGCGTTCATGAGCTGCGCGTCGTTCATGGTGACGTTGCCCTGCTTGTCCACGATCGGGACGTTGTTGTAGTTCTGGATCGCCCACACCATGGCGTCGACGTTCCCTCCGAACGTCTGTGCGAGGGCCTGGATGTTCTCCGAGCCGATCTGGTTGAGCTGCTCCGAGCTCACGCCCGCCTCGCCGAGCTTGATGGAGAAGTCCTCAACGTCGATGCCGAGCCCTTGCAGGTAGTCGCGCATGCCCGGCATGTCGTCGAGGGAATGCTCGAGCCTCGCCCCTGCCGCCACGGCGTCGTCGCATTTGATGCCGTACTGGTCGAGCAGGCCGATTATCGAGCCCATCGTGCCGTCGTAGGTCGACGCGAGCTCCTCGAGCTGGTCGGGGCTGAGCGTCTCGAGCCCTTGCGCGTTGAGCTCGCGGAGGTCGTCGGTGATCATCGACATCGACGTGCCGCCTTCTTTGAGGATGGATTCGAACGCGCCTCCGGTAGCGCTGTCGGCGGCGCTCGCCCACTGCGTGAACGCGTCTGCCGTGTCCGAAGCCTGCTCCTCGACGTCTCCGAGCTCTCCCTCGAGCTTGTCGACGTTCTCCGTGGCGTTGTCAAGGAGCTGGTCAGCCTTGTTGAAGTTCTCCCTTATGCTCCCGTCTATGGCTCCAGCTGCTTCCGTCCGTGATGAATAGCGCCCGGTTGCCATTGCCTTATCGATGGCCTCGTCATAGTCCTTCTTGGCCTTCGCATATGTGTCCGCTGCGTCGCTCTGCGCCTGGTACGCCTCCTTGAGGTTGTCCTCGAGGGCGTCTACCTTTATCTCCTTCTTCTTCGCCTCGATGAGGTCGTAGATGTGGTCCTTGAGGTTCTGGACGTTGCCGTCCTGGTCCTCATACGAGTTCGACACTGCGTCCGCGAGCGTGTAGTTCGTCCCGAACACCTGGTTGACCTCGTCGATGGCCCACTTGAGCTTGCCCTGCTCGTCCGCCGTGAGGTCGGTCTGCCCGGCGAGCTGCTCGATGATGCCCTCTGCCGTGTTGAGCGTCGCGATGTTGTCCTCGGCCGTCTGCGTGGTCTGCTGCATGGCCTCGATGTGCTTGGCATTCGAGTCTATGAGCTCGTCCACCGACATGGCGGAGCTGCTGGCATTGTCGCCGACGTCCTTGAGCTTCTTCGAGTACGAGTCGAGCGAAACGGTGTCGTCCGTCACGTCCTTGAACGACTTGAGCTGGTCGCGGAACTCGCTCTCCTTCTGCTGCGCGTCGACGAACGCCGTGGTAAGCGCGGCCACGCCAGCGGCGACTGCCACGATGCCGATGGTGGTCGGGTTGAGCAGCGCCGGGAGCCCGCCGAGCTCCGTCCCCGTGTCGCGGATGACGGAGATGATGGACTTGCCGCTCTCCTTCGCCAGGCTCGCCGCAGATGCGAGGTCTTTGACGCCGCCGACGACATTCTTGATGCCCGACACGACCTTCGAGCTGCCGTTGATGCGCGCGGTCGCCTGCTCGATCTGCGAGATAACGAGTATCGCTGGGCCGAGCGCCGCCACGAATCCGCCTGCCAGCGAGATCCCCGTCTTCGCCCAGCCCGGCATCGCCTCGAACAGGTCATAGAGCGCTTGCAACGCGCCCGTAACAAGCTGGAGCGGCGCCGTAAGGGACTCGCCAATGGAATCGCCGAACGCCTTGGCGACGTTCTGGAGCTTCGAGAGGGTTCCCGAGATGCCCTGTGCCTTGGCATCGGCCTCATGCGCCGCGTCTCCTGCGTCGCCCCATTCGTCGCTTATCCCTTGCCACGCGTCTTGCGACATCTGGAGGTTGTCGTCGAGCCCGCCGATGGTCTGCATGAGGCCCTCGATGGCCTGCTTCTGCCGGGTTCCCGTGATGCCGAGGGACTCCAACGTGGCGTCCGCCGAGCCCCCGCTGTCCTCGATGCCCTTGAGCCCCTTGATGAACGCCTCGAGCGCCGCAGACGGGTCGGTGTTCCACGTGTTCGCGAAGTCCTCGGCGCTCTGCCCGGCCACGTCGGCGAACCCTTGCAGGGAGTCTCCGCCTGACGCCACTGCCGTCTCGATGTCAGACATTGTCTTGGAGATGGCCGTGCCGGCGCTTTCCGCGTTCTGGCCGGTGCTCGCGATGGACGAAGCCCACGCGAGGATCTGCGGGGTCGTGAACCCGAGGATCGAGCCCATGGAGCCGATGCGCTTGGCGATGTCCATGATGTTCGACTCGGTGGATGCCCCGTTGTTGCCGAGCCTCACAAGGGAGTCAGCGAAGTTAGGCATGGTCGACTCGTCGAGGTCGTTCATGATGTTCGCGAGCTGCCCGAGCCCGGTCGCCGCGTCCTCGGTGTCCAAGTCGGTCGCGATGTCGATGTTCGACACGACCTCCGAGAACGTGTCGAGGGCGTCTGCCGCGATGCCGAGCTCGCCGCCGATGGCCTGGATGGAGAGCATCTGGTCTGCGCTCGTGACGTGGGTCTCGGAGAACTTGATTGCGCTCTCCCTGAGCGCCTCGAACTGCCCCTCCGTGCCGTTCACGGTCTTGCGCATGTCGCGGTACGCGGAATCGATGTCCTTCGCCGCGTCGAGCGACGTCCTGCCGACCTGCACGATGGGCGCCGTGACGGTGGATGCCAGCGCGATGCCGATGTTCTGGAGTCCTCGGGCGTGCGAGAGGGACGTGACCTCGTCGTTGGTCTGCCTGACCTGCGAGCCGAGGTCTTCGTACTGTTCCGCGACGTCCGCGATGCTCTTCTTGCCCTTTGAGATGTCGGTGACGTCGGAGTTGAGCCCACGTGCCGACGCGCGCGTTGTCTCGATCTCGCGCTGCGTGTCGCGCCACATCCCGGCCTTGGAGATGTCCTCCTGGTGGCTCCTGAGCTGCTGCTCCTCGTCGACGTAGCCTTGCAGCTCCTGCTTGGCTTTCGCGATGTTGTCGCTGAGCTCCTTGTAGCGGTCGCCTTCCGTGTCGCCTGACTGCGCGATCTTCTGCTGCTCGTTCTCCCACCCGTCGATGTCCGCGCGGATGCGCCCGATGTTCTCTTCCACCTCTGCGAGGCGCGCCTGCGTCTTCTCGGTCTCGATGCCGAGGTCGCCCATGCTGTCGGAGGCCGCCTTGAACCCGGCCTCGTCCATTGCCTGTGCGGTGGACTCGAGCGCCACGAGCTTGTCCTGTGCCGTGGTGGCCATGGATGCGAGCTCGTCCATAGCCTGGCGCGTGAGGTCGACGTTACCCGGGTCGAGCTTGAGGGCCTCCCCGAGCCTCACAAGCTCTGACTGGGCGCTCATGAACCTCTTGTCAAGCTCGTCCACCTGCGAGATCATGCCCTGCATGCCTGACGGGAGAGCATCGGGAACCCTGAGCTGCGAGAGGGACGTCGCCGCGCCCTTTATCTCCGAGCCTACCTTTTGCGCCTCGATGCCGAGCGACTCGAGCTGCGCTACGCCCTTTGCGTCCGCGAGCTCATCCGACGCCTGCTGCCACGCGTCGCGCATGGAGAGTATCTTCTGCGCGTCCTCGTCCGACACGATGCCGAGCTGCCTGAGCGACTCGAGCGTCTGCTCGATGTCGCCCGACTTGCGGATGTCGAACTTGCCGAACACATCAGGGTTTGCCGCCTGCGCCGCCTCGTTGACGTGCCGGTACATCTGCTCGAGCTGCGCGTCGAGCGCGTTGTACCGCTCGAGCGCGCGCTGCGCGGAGAGCTGCGCGTTGTCGGTCTGCCTCGCAAGCTCGCCGATCGTCATGGACGGGTCGGAGAGTGACTTCTGCTCCGAGAGCTGCTGCATGCCCGTCTTGAGGGTGGAGAGACGTGAATGAAGCGCCTCGATCCTGTCGCCGAGCACGCGCACCTTGGTAGAGACGTTCTCGATGGACGACGGGTCGAACCTGATCGCCCTGTTGATGCTGGTGAGCTGCCCTTGCAGCTTGCTTCCCGCCGACGTCGCCGCCCTGAGGGCGCTTTGCAGCCCGGTCGTGTCCCCGCCGATGCGTATCGTTAGGCCCTTGTAGTCGGCCATTCGCGCCCCCGTCCACCAATCGTCAGTGCGTCAGCCAGTCGATGTCCTGCTGCGTGGCCTCGCGCACGCCCTGCGCGCCTTCCTCGCCCTTGCCGCGCGGCTTGGCCGTCCCGCGCGAGAGCATCATCATGAGCACCCTGTTCACGGGCGCCGTGGCGACGTAGCCGAACGGGAGCCCGCTGTCGAGCGCCGCCGAGAGCAGCCTCGTGTACCTGAGCGGGTCGTTGTCGTCCTGGCCCGGGGAGCCGCCGTCCCCATCCTGCCCGTCACCGGGCGCGCCCTTAACGCCTGGATGGAAAGAAGCCCGACTGGCATTCCGTGAGGACGGTCGTCGTGACCTTGTCCATGTCGAGCATGCCGGCCTTGGCCACCCACGCCTTGAACGACACGTCGGCCTGCGGGACGTGCATGGGGTCTGCTGTCGCCTCGAGCTCGTCCGCCGCCCTGAGCATCGCCCACAGCGCCCGGACGTATGCCGTCCAGTTGTCCGTCGTGAAGTCCACTACGGTCTCCACGTATGCCGGGAACGCCTTGGCGATGAGGTCTCGCGTGGTCTTCGGGAGCGTCTTCCCGTCCGCCATGGCCTCCTGTAGCCGGTTCTCCACGTACTCAGCCGTGACCAGCTGCCGCGACCCCGCCTTCGAGAGGTCGATGCGCCCGTACACGTCCTTGATGAGGTCGGCCTGCGCCTTGTCCGTCGAGAACTCCTGCTCGTAGATCATGAGCGTGAGAGGCGACGCGATGACCTCGTACTCGCGCCCGCTGCCGTCGAGTGTGACCTTCTGCATCTATGCTCCCGTCCTGTCATGGTGGGCCTGGC